CGTTCGGTAATGACATCGTAGTAACTGGACTTCTGGTTATCAACGATAAAACTAAGTTGACCATAATTGACATCAGATTGCCAAGGTAGGCGTTTTTCTGCGAGTTTACTGTAACCTGTGGGCGGAAAAGATTTATAGGCTTTATAGATACGGATGCGTTTGTTCTCGCGCCCGATGTTAGCAAGTCGAAGATGATTTGCTATATTCCAAGCGTGATTCGCGTTGGAGATTCGTGTTTCTGGTGGTTTGCCGTCTTGATCTAAGACAGCAAGTGAAAATTGGTCGTTTCCTACGGATAGCATATGTTTTTATCGGTTACGATTTGTTTAGTGCAATCCTTTTTTTATTGCAAGAAGAACATCCGCGAGCCTTATGCTCAAGTTTAGTTTTAAAAACCTTATCCGTAGCCGCTGCTACTGTGTGGATAGCTTGAGCAATACGATCTCCGAGTCCATCACTATACCAGCAACGATCACTTGGTTGACGCTGGCAGATTTGATCTTCAACCATCTGCTCAATATTGCTTGGCAGTTCAACTCCGTTTGAGCGGTAATCCTTCTGAATATTCTGCATCAAGCTACTCCATGTGCTTCCGTAAACAATAGCAGGGAATTTGAGTTTATCGCGTTTGATCTCATACTTGAAATACCAACCCCCAACAGGAGCTAAATTTTTATTTTTAAGTTTCATAGTTCGCGCCATGTAAAAATTCGATGGCAATTTTTACTGATATTAAGTGTTGCTGGAATAGTTTGAAGATTTGTTGGAGAATGCAAGCCTCCTTTTGAAAGAGGAACAATATGGTCAACATGAAATTTAATTCCAATTCTGTTTTCCAATCTATGGGCTTGCGCGTAGAAGCAATCAATTATTTGTTTTTGGGATTTTGTAAGTAGCGCACTTGATTGTTTTTTTAACGATCTACGTTTTGCATGATTTGCTGCTCTTAAATGTTTGCTTTTTTTTCTATATTCAAATTGTTTTTCTCTAAAAATTTCAATGTTTTTTATTCTATTTTCTTTATTTCTTTTATTAAATTTATCCCTATTATTTTTAATCCAATCATTTGCATTTTTAATGCATTTATCTCTATTGTTAGAATAATATTTTCTTTTATATTTTAAAGTATACTCTTGATATTTTTGAAACTGATCTAACGTAATCCAGCGTTCTCCATCTTTGTGATTCTTGTCATATCCCCAAAACAATTTTCCATCATCACGGGAATCTCCTCGCTTTAGGTTTTTGTTTTTCAGTTTCATCTTGCCTTTCGACGGAAAATATATTTTCTTATTGATATGTCAAGAGTTTTTTCTTCCAACAAGGGTATTCAAAAATATGGGATGAAGTTCCCAGAAAACATGGACGAACTTGGGATAGAACTTTATTGCTATGCAATTTCTCATAACAAGTATGGAAAAAAATACTGTATCGAACACAACATTAACCTAAATGATTTTAAGTTACTATCTCCATCAGAACATTTCCTTAATGCTGTGAAACTTCAATGGCCGACTGAAGTTTCTATCTACAACCGAGGATATGCAAATACTCAGTTGATTAGGACGCTGGATGAGTTGTGTTCCAATACCGACATCTGCTTGGCAGGCGCGGCTTCGATGGGTAAGTCATTTCCAGTTGCACTTTGGGTTTATCTTGATTGGTGTGCTGCCCCGCATTGCACTTCTTCTTGGGTTGCTACCACTACTCTCGGTGCGTCCGAAGATCGTATCTGGGGTATCATTTCTAAACTTTGGAAGTGTGCCCGTGTTCAAATTGGTAAACTTGTAGACTATCGTCACATGATTGTTTGGGGAGGTGCATCGAACGACGAAGATAAAGATTATCGTAATGCGATAAAAGCTCTCGCCTTTCAGTCTGGTAACGAAGGTCAGAAGGCTATTGATACTACCCGTGGTCGTAAGAATGATCGTGTTCGCTTGGCACTTGATGAGTTGCCCGAAATGGAGTTAGGCGCAATCACAGCAAGAACCAACTTGGCATCCAACAACGACAAAGTGTTTATTGGAATTGGCAACCCATCTACAGGCGACAATCCACATACCCGTTGGTGTTTACCAAAAGGTGCTTCAAATTTTGATTCCGTGAACCAAAACATGGATAAATGGGAAACCGAAACTGGAGTTTGCCTGTTCTATAACGGAATGAAGTCTCCTAATTTCCAAGCACCAGAAGGAGAACCGTCTCCATTCCCGTTTCTAATGGATCGTGAGAAGCAGAGTGATATGCTTCGTCTTTCTTATGGAGACGAGAATGCTATCGACTATGTGCGTAATGCTATTGGTTGGTGGCCGAAGAGTGGATTCGCTCAGACTATTCTAACCGCTGATCTCATTCGTAACGCTGACACCAACGAAGAACCACTTTGGGATTCTGAAGGATTTACTAAAGTAGCAGGATTCGATACTGCATTTACAGTTGGTGGTGATAGGTGCGTTCTTACTATCGCCAAACTTGGGTATGTCCGTGGAACTCGCAATCGTGTTATGTGGTTAGAGAGTCAGAAGGTAATCCAACTCTCCGCTAACGCCGCTGCTGAGTTTGAAATCCAACTTGCTACTGAAGTTGTTAATTATTGTAGGACTGCTGGAGTGCAACCATCTAAATTCGGTATGGACGTGTCTGGTGATGGTGGCCGAGTAGGACAGGCTATCATTCGTGAGTGGCTACGCTTTGATTCGTCTGGCGCGGCTATCGCTCTTATCTCATCTATGGGTAAACCTACTGACCGAATCGCGGCAGAGGTTGATAAACGCCCGTGTAAGGATGTTTATGATAGGTTGGTGTCTGAGTATTGGTATTCAGCCTATCATGGATTCAAGAGCCGAGTTATCTTTGGTGTCAGTCCATCTGATGAACTGGCGCGGGAGCTTTGCATTCGTAGATACACGATTAAGTCCAAGAAGATTTCTGTAGAAACCAAAGATGACTTCAAGGGTAGAACAGGATTCTCACCCGACTTGGCTGACTCGTTTTTATACTGCCTTGAGATGGCGCGGCGTAATGGACTCGTTTTTATCGGAAACGATAAACCAGTTCCGACTAACAGATTTTGGGCGCGGGATGAGGTATCAATTGATACCACCCAAGATGATGACTACGGATCAGACGATAACGGGGATTGGTAAGTAGCAGGAACGGGTATGCATCCCCTTTTCAGATGTTGGGTTTCCAAACTTATGAACGACCCAGCGTTCCCCAAGTTCGATGTGGTATCCCGCTACGCAGTTTACTCATCAGTGAAATCCACCTGCCTGCTAAAATTAATACTGGGCCAAGGCGTTACTCTTGGTCATGGTTTCTGTGACGGCCCCATGTATTGCCGCTTGGTTTGTGAGTCCAATCAAACAAGACTACTTCAAAGCTCGTAGTTAGCTGCATGACTCCATGCTTCCCAGTAAAGATCAATCGAGAATACCTTCAAGTTCCAAGGTATTCGCTACTTCTTCTGGCACTACGATACGAATCATTTTCTCCCCGTCAAGGAAACCAAGAGTTTCTTTCACGCGAATATCGCTTTTCTTTACCCAGCATTGGTTGAACCTCTGCCTAAACAGAATCTTAGTTGGGTTCTCACTTACTTCGGTTCCTTCGCAGATAATGCGGGATTCAAATATATTATTTGTAGTCATAAATTAGAGGCAATATTGCCAAGTATATCCTTTTGCTGTTTTTGTTCTCTTGCTTAAACAATTAACTACTCCCATGCCATATATTTTTACAGCATCATGCACTTTATCAAAATAAATTATATCTCCAGTTATTGTAGATACTCCATATATTTTTTTTCTATTTTTTTTTGATATTTTCTCATTTCTTATTTTTAAAATTTCTTTTTCGTCTGTTGGTCTATTTATTTTATTTCTTCGTTTGTATTCATTGCAAGCGTGGCATAGTCCTTTCCAGCTTTTATATTCACCTTTTGCTGTAAGAGTGCTTCCACTGCAATTTACACAGTATTCAACAAGTTTTTTTCTTTTTGTGAAAGCTTGTTCTTTTGGAGTTGCCCAACGGCAATTTGATTTTTCATAATTTCCATTTGGGTTTATTCGATCCAGCGTGGTTCCAAATGGGCGTGGAGCCATATCTTTTGCAAAATTGGAAAATGTTCTCCATTGCTCGCATACTTTAATTCCTCTTCCTCCATATAAATGCCAAGAATCTCTTTTTGGATTTGTGCATCGCTGTATCATTGATCCCCATATTGAATATAACTCTCGTTTCATATAGCTTGACATTTAATGTATCACTTATTGGTAGTCAAGTGTAATCTCTAATAATGTATCCTTTTTCTGTAGCTAACGCAACATTATGGTGGATAGATAGATGGCAAGAACGACAAACTGCCATGAATGATTCCTTTTTACAAAGGTTCTTGCCCCTGCCCTTTTTATGGTGAATGTCAGTTGCATACATCCCACAAACTTCACAGGCATAGTCTTTTTCCTCAAGGTATTCTTTCCTAACTTTCCTATAAGACTCATTCCTTTGTTTGCCCCTTTGAGAAAAGGTATTTAGTTTTCCTCCGCGCTTTTTGAAACCCGTTTTTGCTTTAAGTGGGGTTTTTCTTCGTAGCATAG